TTTTCAGATAGAGAAGATGCTACTGATTACACACCTGTTGCTACAAATGAAGCTGGATCTTTAAGAATTACAGATGGATCTAAAATTGTTGGTGCTATTAAATCAACAGGTCAAGTGCTCGTTTGGACCGATACTTCTCTTCATGGTATTCAATTTGTAGGAACACCTTTTACATTTGGTCTTAGACAACTTGCTTCAAACGCAGGTCTTATTGCACAACACGCTGCAATAGAAGTTAATGGCATTGCTTATTGGATGTCAGATAACGCATTTTACCTTTTTGATGGTGTTGCTAAAAAAATGCCTTGTTCAGTACAAGATTATGTTTTTGATGATATTAGTTATTCAAACAAAAATGATATTGCTGTTGGTTTAAACACGGCTTTTAATGAAATTATTTGGTATTATCCTTCAAGTACTTCTACACAGATAGACAGAGCTGTTGCTTATAATTATTTAGAAAATACTTGGTATACTTTAAATTTACCACGAACAACGTGGCTCGGTGCTTATGTTTATGAAAATCCTATTGCTACAGAATATAGCACATCTCTTACCTCAAACGTTTCTACAATTTTAGGAGTAACAGCAGGAGCTTCTTATATTTATGAACATGAATCTGGCAATAATCAAGCAGACGGCACAGCTATTTCTGCTTTTTTAACTACAGGATCTATTGAGATTGCGGACGGTGATGAGCTTATGTCTGTAAGTAAATTAGTACCTGATTTTGATAATTTAACTAATAATATGACAGCTACTTTGACTTTAGAACAATATCCACAATCTGCAGCTAACGTAACTACAACAGGCACTATAAGTAGCACAACTGAAAAAATTAATGTAAGAGGAAGAGGAAGAGCGGTTAAAATTAAATATGAGACAAACACTATTAATGATACAGCTTGGAGACTTGGATCAACAAAATTACAACTTAGACCAGACGGAAGAAGATAATGGCAAAAATTAATATTACTAGATTACCTAACGCTACACCAGAGTATGACCAAAATCAGTTTGATCAAATGATACAATTACTTGAACAAATTGTTTTTTTATTAAATTCAAATTATCAACAAGATTTAAGAGAAGACGCACAACAGGAGGCATTTTTCCTTGGCTAATACATTTAAAAGTAACATGTTAGACGTTACAACAACTGGTCTAACCACTTTCATAACTGTTCCAACAGCTGACGCTGGAGCATCTCCACCAGTTCCTCCTACAACATTTGTTGTTAAATCTATTTTAGTTTGTAATGATTCAGCTAATACCACTCTTCTTGATATAGAAGTTTTAAGGTCATCAGCTACTTTTGAAATATTTAAAGAGAAAAGCCTTGCCACAAAAACAACAACAGAATTATTAGAACAGCCATTAATTTTACAGGAAAGTGATGTTATGAAAGTACAAGCTAACGCAGCAAACCAAGTTCATATAACAGCAAGTTATATGCAAGTAACGAAAGGACAGTTATAAACTTTTGATAGAAAGTATAAAAATTTTACAGCTTCCAACTGAAATTATTGATGAACTAGAGAATTGGAAAAAAGAATGTGATAAAATTAAAAATCACAAATTAAGTGATTTAAAATCTCACGACAACGTAGGTACATCAACAAATTATTATCAAACAAGTGTGCCTGAAAATTTAGTTAGTTCTTCTTATTGGCTTGCTTTCACATTACGGTCATGTGCTAAACTATTTTTAGGTAGTCACAGAGATTATTTTATTAGAAAATGGGATGGTCACTTTGATAATTATGATGTTTGGATAAATTATTCTTATAAAGGTAATTATAACCCAAAGCACAAACACAGTGGTTTTTTATCTGGCATTATTTATCTTAACAATCAAGAGGATACAGTTTTTCCAAACAATAATTTTAAGTATAGAGGAGAAAAAGGTGATATGTTGTTATTTCCATCAGACACTCTTCATCAAGTAAATGTTCAAGAAAAAGATTATGAGAGAGTTACATTTGCTTTTAACATTAATAGGAGAGATATATGAATGATTCAAAACTTAACTTACATTCTTTTTTTATTACCCCTGTGTTTTCATTTCCTTTAGAGGGTTATTTACATTTAAAAGATGAAATAATTGAATTCAAAAAAGAAGATCAAATAGGTGTAAAAGGTAGAAGTACTAATGGAGGCTGGCACAGTAAAGATAATTTACACACACATCCAAGTTTTAGTGAATTAAAAAGTGAAATATTTAATTTTGCTGATGAGGCTTTTGTACATTTAGGAGTACAACAACATTACTCACCTGAAATAACAGGGATGTGGGGTATAATTAATCCTCCGGGATCCAGTAACAGATTACATAATCACCCTTACAATTTTTTGTCTGGCGTATATTATTTACAAGTTCCAGAGGACAGTGGACAAATAATTTTTCATGATCCTAAAGCTCAAGCAGAAGTTTTATCACCTCCAAAAGTAGAAAATCATAGTATTCACGTAGCTCACAGAGTTAATTTTAAACCACAAAACGGAACTTTATTGTTATTTCCTTCTTATTTAAACCATGAAGTAGAGGAAAATAATTCACAAGACGATAGAATTGTAGTAAGTTTCAATATTAATTTTACAAGGAGATAAAAATGCCGATTGTCGAACCAGCAGAATTACTCGGTCATATTACGACCGAAGATGGAAGAAGAATTCCACACTATAAAGTAAAAACAGAGACTACAATTACACACGTTGATACAGGTGCCGAGTATGAATCAGAAGCTGCAGCTCAAGCTGATGTTGATAATCCAGGAACATCTACAACAGCCGAGAAAATTAGAAGAGATATAAAAGTATTTGCTCCTTCCCTAGCAGACATGTTAGGTGAAACACCTGAATAATTAAGCGCTACAAGCCTCACATTCCATATCAGAATCTAAACCAGTTACCATAACTGTTGCATCTGAGTTGTGTGGTTTTCCTTGAATTGTATGTATATGAGAAACTTTTTTGTGTTCTAATACTTCTTTTTGTAACTTTTCATTATCTCTTTCCACTGCTAATAAACGTTCGTGGTAACGACTCACCTTATCAGCAAGGGTAGCTATA